CTGAAGAGTCCCGGCTGATCGCAACTCCTGGTGTTCAACAGGACATTGTTGGCAATGTGTTCGCCACCGTTTATGAGACAACGCAAGATCCAATCGCAACGTGGGAAAAGGCAGCAGCCACTGCACTTCCTAGCTTCCCAGAAGCTGAGAACGTCTTGCAAGCCAAAGTGCTCGTTCCTACCACAACCACCACAACCACGTCAAAATAACAGCCCCATCCGGGGTTAGTGCAACCCCAACTAGCGATGGGGCACTCATTACAGCTAAATAGCCAGTTAATGGTCGCCTAAGAAAACCACAGTACCGCGATCATGCGGGGCGGCTGAAAGGAGAACACTATGGGAGAAGATCGAAGTAAGGAACGACTGAACCTTTATAAGAAGGATGGAACAAAGATCGCTTCTGGTGATGTCGGGTCCATGTCTGTTTCCTTGACTGGGCTTGGAGCAGGAACAAAAGTTGCAAAGGGGGATTACCAAGTATCTTTTGCTGACGATAATCGCGAGTCTGACAAGACTGATGTTCCGGAATTTGCTGTGCCAACAACTACTACGACTACTGTCAAGCCAACTACCACCACAACTACTACGGTAAAGCCAACTACCACCACAACTACTACGACTACTACAACGACAGTAGCGCCAACGACAACCACAACAACTACCGAAGCGCCTCCAACGACTACCACGACTACTACGGCAAAATCAGAGGGTTAGCCCATGAAACTAATCTTGTGCCAGCCCGCTATCAAGCGTTTTGAATGGGAGCTAGAAGTCTGCCTAACCAATTTGAGAAGTATCGGATTCGACTTGCGCGATGTTGTGCTACTGTTTACACGACACGATGATTTCATTCCGCAGCGGCTGACCGACAAATATGGCGTTGAGGTGCATACCTATAATGACTTACGGAGCGACCAGAGCTATATCCCATCGGTCAAGCCTTGGCTGTGGTGGCAATATTTGGCTGAAGATAAGTCTCGTGAAAACGAAGAATACTTCTACTTCGACAGTGATGTCATTTTCCGTAAGCGACCTGATTTTCGTAAGCTCAAAGCACGCCCAGATCGGTGGCTGTGCAGTGATACAAATGGATATTTAAATTTAAACTATATCAAGCGGTGCAAGAATGGTGAACAAGTCCTTACTCGCATGGCTGATATTGTCGGAGTTACGTTAGCTTCACTTGAGACAATCAACCACAACTCAGGCGGTGCTCAGTGGATCATCAATCACCCAACCGCAGAATACTGGCACAAGGTATATGCAGATAGCAATCGTCTGTGGCACTACTTTCAGATAGTCGATAGTAATATCCAAAAATGGACCGCTGAAATGTGGGCGCAACTCTGGAATATGATGTATTTCAATATTGGGCCCGTCATCAGTGATGAGCTCGATTTTTGTTGGGCTACCGATCCAGTCAAGCGGTGGAAAGAAACCAAGATCATGCACAATGCTGGTGTTACCGGTGATATGCATGATCTTTTCTTTAAAGGCAAGTACACCGATCGAGTCCCGTTTGGTGATGACCTTAGCTTCGTTGATAAGTTGAAGTGCTCATACAAGTACGTTCAAGCAATAAAGGCGGTGAAGTGATGGCAGAAAGCGATCCAATAAAACTTGCGGATTTGAAGACGATGATGGAAATCAAAACTGACGCACAAGATGGTGTGCTTAATCTCATCATCAAAAATACCACACAAGCCTTACGATTTAAGCTCGGTTTGCGAACGGATGAGGCCTTCCCTAGTGAGTTGGCCTACATTGCCCTAGAAGTATGCGTCAGACGCTACAACAGGCGTAAGAACGAAGGAATGACGTCATACGAGCAAGAAGGACAGTCGTTCACGTTTAAGTCTAATGACTTCGATGATTTTGCTGACGACATCAATGACTGGAAAGAAGCCAACGGGAAGAATGCTAAGTCTCTTGGCACCGTCAGCTTCATTTCTGGCTATCCAAAGAGGTGATCATATGCGGTTAGATCATGAGGTTACATTCTGGCTTGATGATGAAGAATATGATCCGCAAACACATCAATACGGTGATGTGAAAAAGGTGGCAACTGCAGTTGCCAGTGTCACCGACATGGGAACAGACAAGAGCGTTCAGCTATTCGGAAACTACGCTCAAAAGGCAAAGGTGATCCGATTAGTTGAGCCAGTCACCGTCAATTGGAGCTATTTAACGATTGACGATGAAGCGACTCATTATGCCCTCAATACTGACCGTGTCCCACTTCAAAACGCTACTTTGATTGTGGGTGAGACGAAATGAGCAAAGCTGGCATTAGCTATAACATGCAGATAAAAGGCATGGACAAATTGGTTGCTGGTCTGCTGAAGCGAGCGAAGATGGACGTTGTCAAACAAATCGTCAAACAGCAGACAGCACAGCTCCAGACTCGTTCTCAGCAAATGACGGGCACTGTGTATGCTCATCCTACTGGTGCTACAAAGCGTGGTATCAAGTTATCGCTTGAAGATGGCGGTCTAACGGGCATAGTTGGCATGTCAATGGAATACAACCCATACACCGAAAACGGGACCCGTTTCATGCGGGCACGTCCTGTATTGAAGCCTGCGTTCCTTTATCAGAAAGTGCAGTTTATTAATCAGCTTAAACAAGCAGCAAAGTAGGTGATTCAAATCACATCACCAGAGCAAGAACTATACGACTACTTCTATTCTTTCTCGCAATCATCTGGGTACAAGACCTACGACCATTTGCCCATGCAGCAGGAGAACGCCCCTTATCCCTTCGTCATTGTTGGGGATATTCAAGTTGTTCCTACCGCAACAAAGACGTCGCTCAATGGCAATGTGCTAATCACAATCGACATCTGGGGCGACAAAAAACAGCGTTTCACCGTATCTGATATGGCGGAGCGCTTTTTTCGTGCCGCGATTGGGCAAGTGCTAACTGATGATTACCGATTCTATGGACGTGTAGAAGACCATTCAAAAGAGTTTACACAAGACCAGAGTGTCCCTGACACGGTTCTCAACCGAGCCACGCTGATACTCAATCTCAATATTTTATAGGAGGCCATAATATGGCAAATGAATTAAAAGTGCTAGAAGGCATGGACGTTGTTGCCTTGGCTCGCAAACATAGCGATCAAGCAACGGTTAGCGGCCAAATTATCCCTTGGCAGACTTCGCTGTCCTTTGACCCGTCTGTTGACAGTGATTCCACTGTTACCAAGGACGGCAATGTAGCAACAAGAAGCTCGGCAAGTACCGATCTTGAAGTCGAGTTCCTGAATAACACAGCCGCAATTGCAGACGTAATGTACGACTCATTGTTTGACGGTGAATTGCTCGACTTTTGGATTCTCTACCGCAAACGCAAGAACGCTGAAGGTAAGTATCTTGCATGGTATATGCAGGTAACGGTGCAAGAAGATAGCAGCGACAATGATCCTGATGATCACTCTACTCGCGATGTCACATTCTCAGTTAATGGCACGCCTAAACGCGGATGGACAACTCTCGATGACGAAACTCAGGAACAGGTCGATTACGTATTCCTTGGGGTTGGCAAGGTCACTGATACTGACAAGACCGGTGGTGGTGTCCAGTGGGATTCTGATAAAGATCCAGGTACGAGCGTTTCAGGCGAAACAACAACCACCACAACCACGTCAAAATAGCGGCCCCAAGTGGGGTTAGCGTTGGCCCTACATCTGATGGGGCGAATATCAGCGCCCAGTAACCGTGTCAATCAGTCGCCCAAGAAAGTCACAGTACGGGTGAAACCCGGGCGGCTTAAAAGAAAGGATTTTAAATCATGCAATTAACCATTAACGGTAAAGAATACGAACTCAACTTTGGTGTCCGCTTTGTTCGCGAAATGGATAAGAATATGGGTGCCGTCATGCATGGCATTAACTTTGGCATGGGTGTTGCAAAGGCACTAGCTGGTCTGAATGCATACGATGCTGCTGTTTTAGCAGACACCATTTATTCAGCTACCGTGACATCTAAGAAACGTCCGTCAGCTAATGAAGTCGATGACTTTATTGACAGCAATTCAGACTTAGACTCTCTATTTAAGCAAGTTGCAAATGAAATGAACAGTGCTAACGCAGTAAAAGCAGTAGCAAAAAACATGAAGGCCTAGATGAGGACGAAAGCGTTCAAAAGAGTAGTGAAGAAACGTATCACGAAATCTTATTAAACGCTTTTGCCTATCTAGGCTTTTCTGATATTCGGAAAATCGAACGCATGACGCTTGTTGAATACGAACTGCGCATGGAAGCCTATCAGCTTAAGCAAGTCGACAGACAGAACGAAATTGCACAGCAAGCATGGATGAACCAGCAAGTGCAGGCAACAACCGGGAGCAAAACTCCTAAGCCAAAGTATCAGACCTTTGACGATTTCTTTGATAAGAAAGCAGCTATTGATAACGTGCGATCAAATTATGAGCCCAATTATGAAGTGTCACAGATGAGCACAACCGAGCTCAAATATACTAGAGCTCAAGTGTTTGCAAAACGGATGGCCGAATTTCAGCGTTTGAAGCGCGAAGGCAAAATCATTCCGTTATCTGAAAGAAAGGAGGGAGCGCATGGCTGACAGTTTTAGTGTTGAAGCAATTTTATCCGCCGTTGACCGCAACTTTTCGGGGACTTTTAAGAATATCGCGAGTTCTGCGTCAAAGGTCGGTGATAGCTTTGAAAAGTCGACAAAGCCAGCTGGTAATTTTGTATCAACCGTGAGCAAAATTGCTGGAGCCATAGGACTTACCAAAGTTGTAGGGGCTATTGGCGATGGTGTGAGAAGCATGGTAGGAGAACTAGACGAATCAAGCAAAGCTTGGCAGACGTTTGAGAGTAATATGACTTTTCTTGGTAAGACGCCTGCACAGATTTCATCAATTGAAAAGTCGTTACAATCATATGCTCAGGAGACCATTTACAGTTCATCTGACATGGCTTCTGCCTATGCACAGTTTGCATCAGTAGGCGTAAAAGGCGTTGGTCGCCTTGTTAAAGGTATGGGTGGCCTAGCTGCTGCCACTGATAATCCCAAGCAAGCCATGAAGACATTGATGGAACAAGGCACACAAATGG